GTACGCAACCTGGAAGCCGAGCAGTTCATTGCCGATTACAAGCTGCGCTTTGCCAGCCCAATCAGCGATACCAGCGCCAGCCAGATCACCGACCTGATTGCCCAGGCCGAGCGGGAAGGGTGGGGCGTGGATACCACGTCAAGCCACCTGGAAACGCTCTTTGAGCAGTGGATGAAGGGCAACGTAAGCGCAGAGGATTGGGCGTTTGCTCAGCAGCGCTTGCCCGCCTATCGCGCTGAGATGATCGCCCGGACTGAGGCTGTGCGCGCGGCCAACGCGGGCAGCGATGCACTGTTTAGCGCGTGGGGCGTTGGGTACAAGCAATGGCTTGCCCAGCTTGATAATCGGGTGCGCCACAGTCACGCGGCGATGGATGGGCAGATCGTGCCCATGAATGCGGATTTCGTGAGTGGTGATGGCAACCGCCTGCGCTATCCGGGCGATCCATATGCGCCCGCTGGCGAAACGGTAAATTGTCGCTGCTCGGAACTGCCCATCGTGGAATTGACGCCGGATGACCAGCTTCAGTTACAGATGCAGGCGTCGCTCTATGTATAGCTCGAATGATATCGAAGTAGTAGCGCGGCTGTTAGGACTGGAAGCCTGGCAACTGTCCGGCGCGGTTGTGGTCAAGGAACCGCCGAAGTCCGTGACGGTGTACTACGGGCAGGCGTGTACCACGTTCACGTGGGCTGAGTATGAGGCGGCATTGGGGCAGGTGCATAGCGGGGGCGTGCGCGTAGGCCCATCGGAGTTTAAGGCGGAACTATGACTAGAGAATACAAGTCCTTTGACCTGCCCATCGGGGCAACGAAGGTGCTAGACGATAACCTGGGGATTGTTGAGCACATCATTACCGTGTTCGGCGTGCTAGACAAGGGTAACGATATTTCCCACCCAGGCTCATTCGTCAAGACCCTGGCCGAGCGCGGCAACCGAGCGCTTGTGCTTGACCAGCATCGAACCGATAGCGTAATGCGCGTGCTTGGCAAGCCGATGGAGATTCGGGAGATTGGGCGGGCTGAATTGCCGCCTGAAATCCTGAGAGACAACCCGGAGGCGACGGGTGGTGTCAAGGCCGTGACTCAGTTCTTCCTTGATACGCCAGAGGGGGCGGGCGCATTCACCCGCATTAAACAGGGCGGATTGCGGGAATGGTCATACGGCTATGACGCGCTCGACAAGGACTATGCGGAGGTTGATTGGCGAGGTAGCAAAGTTACCGCCCGTAACCTGCGCACGGTCAAGTTATACGAATACTCACCCGTCTTATGGGGGATGGCTGAAAGCGCCACGCTAGGCGCTAAGGCCGATGAAGCCCCCGCCGAAGCGCCCGCGCCTGAGCCACCTGCCACAAAGACGGTGGCCGAGGCTGTGGCCGATCTCATGACGGCTTTGCAGGCGGCGGGGATTGAACTACCCACACAGTTGACCGGGGGCAACCCCGATGCAACGACCGGGGCGGCCGCGCACGTCGGGACATCCGACGCCAGCACCGCTAACGACGCGGGGCAGGAAGCCCCGGAGACAGACCAGCCAGCGAACAGCGCAAGCGACACGCAGGCCGGGCCGGACACCGCAGCGCCCGACGGGGCGGCGGACGTACCACCCACCTCGGAGCAAGACAGACTGTTGGCATTGGCGGAAGCAGTTCGTATTCGAGCCAATATCCTAGAGGTGGAAGATGCAGACCTATAAGGACATGGTGGGAGAAGCCAAGAGCCTGCACGATCAGGCGCAGGCGATCCTCACTAACCCTAGTGCGGGCGCAGAGGAACGCGCCAAGATCGAGCCGCTGCTGAAGTCGGCTGATGAAGTCATGGGCCGGGCAGCGCAGCTTAAGGAAATCGAAGCCAAGCGGCGCGAGTTGTCGGCTCAGACCGAACCCGCGCCTGAACCGGAGAACCCGGCGGGCTTTGATGGCATGGGCGACTTTCTCAAGTCGGTGTGGCTGACCCTGAACCCTGCGTACAAGTTCCATGACCCGCGCCTTGTTGCGTTCAAGGATGAACGCGAAGGCGGCATGGAGCGCAAGGACAGCAAGACCATGACCGAGAATGTGGGCGCGGCGGGCGGGTTCCTTGTACCGCTTGAGCAGCGTACCGAGGTGATGGGCTTCATGTCCGAGAATACCATTGCGCGATCCCGCGCCACCATCATTCCGATGGCCCGGCGGCAGGTGTCGTTGCCCGTGCTTGATCAGACGGGCACGACCGCAGGCATCCCGCACTGGTTCGGCGGCATGAAATTCTACTGGGGTGAGGAATCCGCCGAAAAGACCGTGACAGACGCGGCCTTCCGGCAGGTGACACTCACCGCCAACAAACTGTATGGCTATACCCGCGCCTCCGACGAACTGGTCGAAGACAGCGCGATCTCCCTGAGCGCGTTCCTGGGCGGCCCGATGGGCTTCTCCGGTGGTATCGCGTGGATGGAAGATTACGCCTTCTTGCAGGGTACGGGCGTGGGTCAGCCGCTTGGTATCTTGAACGCGGGTGCGACTCTCACAGTGGCGCGCAATCAGGACAGCCCGGCGTTTACGTTCGATGACGCGGCTGATATGCGCCGCGCGTTCCTGCCCACCGGGCGGGGCGTGTGGGTCATCAACCAGTCGCTCATGGATGAAGTCATCACCATGAACGGCCCATCCGCCAACCCGTCCTACGTGTGGCAGCCGAATGCCCGTGATGGTATCCCCGGTATGTTGCTGGGCTTCCCGGTCATCTGGACTGAGAAGACGCCGGTTGCGGGTAGCGCTGGCGACGTGATGCTGATCGACTGGTCTTACTACCTGATCGGTGACCGGCAGGCGACCACCATCGAAAGCACCAAGTATGACTACTGGCGCTATGACCAGACTTCTTGGCGCGCGGTGCATCGCGTCGACGGGCAGCCCTGGCTCTCGACCCCGTTGACTTTGCAAGATGGATCGACGCAAATTAGCCCCTTCGTCATCCTTGGTACTAAGTCGAGCTAATTAATAGGAGACGATGAGAGATGCCCTATACCGCAAGATTCAGCGAACAGTGGGAACTCCTGGCAAGCATCAGCCCGGCGTCCTATGACGCGGAACAGAACACGGGTTATGTTTGCCTCGCCAACTTCTATCGCGCCGTGGCAATCATTCACTGCGGCGTGATCGGTGGCGATCTGAATGTCGATTTCGAGGAAGGGACTACGACAGCGGGCGCGAATGCGCAGTCGTTTGACACCGCTGGCAAGGACATCACGAAGACGGCCACGACTGACAACAACACCATCAGCGTGATCGAAATCCGGCCCGAAGAATTCGACATTGCCGATAGTTACGACTGCATCAATCTGGAAATCACACCGGCCTCGGCTGGCATCTTCAGCGCGCAGATTTGGGGCGCTCCGAAGTTCGCTCCGGCTGCGACCACGAATCTTGACACGGTGACTGACTAGCACGGCATGGGGCAGGGGGATCACCCCCTGCCCCAACGGGGGCTTCTATGTGGGTTAAGCTGAGGGTCGTCAAGAACATCCCGGATCATGGCAAGCCGCGCACGTATCACCCTGGCGATTGGGTGGACGTGGGCAAACAGACGGCGCTCCTGTGGATTAGCCAGCGGGACGCTGAAATCCCTGACCCGGAGGTGACGAGTAGCCTTGTCGGTGCGACCAGCGGTGTGCTCGTGTTGGGCACAATGCCGGATGAGCGCCGGGTGCAGTGCGCGCAGCTTCTCCCGCATATGGAGATCACCGAAACCAATGACGGGCCAGCCCTGCCCTACAGCGAAACGCTGATCTGGAATCCTGCGGCTCCCCTCCGGCTGGAACTGGTTAGCGTGGGCTTTCACCTGCTCGAAAAATGGCAGGTAGTCGTGCCGCTGTGGGACTACGAAACACTGGCAAAAGACGTAGGCAGTGAAGCCGACCGCGAGGCAGTCAAGGCGGTCATTCACGACCTGCGTGTTCCGCTGCGTGACCCTCGCCTGCTGTTTGTGCGGCGGTGCGAGGGCACGCAGCGGCTTATCGAGCGCTGGCGTGAGCTGATAGCTGGCGGGCGCGAGGAACGGCTGGCGCTGTTGCAGGCGATCTATGAAACCAAGCCGATTGTGTGTGACGTACCGAATACGTGGGTGCAGG